AGAGTTCGGTTTTCCCGCCGCTGGCCTTCATAGTTCGCTTCACAATCGTCGTGTCCTCTTCCTGCTCACTGAAGAGCAGGCTGTTGAGCTGGCCCTGCCGGTACTCCAGGTACTCCAGGAGGACCGCCCATATTGGGCTGTGCCCCAGGTTGCGGAGCCTGTGAGCCAGGTCCAGCGGGATTTGGTACTTGTCCAAGCTGCCCTCCCATCATCTGCGCTTGTTGCGCTGCCATCTCTTGCTGAAGCTGTGCCTGGTGCGCCGTGATGTGATCGGCCATTCTCGCCTGAGCATTCGACTCCCAGCCTGCTATATTCGCACTCTGGTGGATTCCCAGGTGGTTCCCTGCGTTCCCCTTCACGGGGATCTCCATGTTCAGGGAGAGAGCGATGTTCTCCGCTTCAGCCAGTTTCACATCCTCCAGAGCCGTTACCGGCCCCTCCTGCTGCACGAGTAAGTCCTCTACGTTGCGGAGGTCGAAGGATTCCAGCACTTCCTTCACAAACTTGTCCACCCTGACTACCGTGGGCAGCTTCACAACCCGATCGAGAAGGCTCATTAGGGCCTCTCTCCGAGTTATCTGATCCAGGGGGATGCTGGACCCAGGTTCTACAGTAAAGTCGCACTGGGTCAATATGTCGTCTATGGTGATGTCCTTAACTTCCATCCCCTGCGGCCCGAGAATGTGAATCCGTTTCTTCTCAGGCATGTAGGTCATTTGGTAGGCGTGGTCGATCTCAATGAGTTTACGGAGAGACCCGGATTCGAAGGACGCCAGCTTCAGCGCGAATCTCGCATTCGCTTCCCTCACGACCGTACTTACTCCTGTCGCCGTGTCCACGAGTTTCGCTGACGACTTTGTGCCCATGAGGTAGTCAGAGATACCCGAGGTAAACTGCATCTCTTCCTTCGTCGTCCTGACCTCGCTCTCCGAGGAGAAGTCCACGTTCCCCATCTCCAGTTTCTTCAAGCTTCTCTCGATGTCCCCGGTCAGGATGACGTTTCCCGCCGTGAATCGAATGTTCTTGAAGTCCGTCTGCTGATCGCTGCGGTTGGCAAGGAAGACGGGATTCAGAATGAGGGATATATAATCCAGCCTCCCGTTCGACAAAGCATTCAGCTTGTCCGGGAGGCCAGCCAACGCCTCAATCGTCCCGACGCCGATCGGTTCGCTAACCATCGGGTTCAAATTGCAATTGAGGATTGGAATTTCCTGGAGAGGGTTCGGGTTATCCCCAACCTTCGCCACGACTCTTCGATCCAGCACGAGGACAACCCGCTCCGATTCGAGCATCCACATCAACTCGTACTTCCCATACGAGTGCTCCGTGGTTCCAGGATTCAGGCCCTTGATCTCGTCTCTCTCCATCCTACCTGCCCCACTCATGGCCCGATAGGATGCTGGGTTCGCCTTCAAGTACTCCAGGACTTCCTTCTCATAGAGGAGTCCCGCCTTCACCATCTTCTTCAGGTCTTTGGCTGAGTGCCACTCACGGAAGAAGAAGTAATCGCCTTCTTCGATTCGTTCCACCCCAGGCTGGAAGAAACAATCGAATACGTCGAGTACCGTTGCCCAGAAGTCGTCGAATTTCTTTCGCCGTCCCCTCTTGAGAACGTAGGCCGTCTCCACTCCGCCAGGGATTTCCTGTGGCACCCGCTCCAAAACGTTGCTGGTTTCATCCCGCCAGTAGTAGTAGAGGGGACTCCACCCATAGATGGCGTACTGCCGTATCCACAGGGTCTGGAGTTCGATGAAGTTCATCCGATCCAGGGAGTAGTAGATAAGGTCCTGGATGGCCTCAACCTTTTCCTTCTCAATGTCTCGCTTGGGAAATGCTCTCGCTCGGGGCAAGCGACCTGCCAACCTTGGCATCTCGCATTCAACAATGGCAAAGGGGTAGGGGATGAAGAGGTTCGCCCTGTCTGCGACGATTTCCCCCTGGTCATTCTTGATGGGATCCGCGACAGAGCAGTACTTCTTGTAGTTGGAGATCATGCTCGGATACAGGGTTTGCATATGCTTCTCAGCAACTTCCAGACGTTCTGTAAATTGCTTGAGAATCTCTACCTTTTCTGCGTCCGAGAGGTCTTCATTCAGAAGGGTAAATACCGGAGTTTCCTGTTCTTCTTCTCCTAATGTTTGGGTTAATTCATCACTCAAAGCCCCGTCCCTTTGAACCCTATCACCCGTTTCGGCAGGCTAATCTGCGTACCGCCGATTCCAGGGGGGATCATGTCCAGAATATAAGAAAGCGCATCTACAATGTCCCAGCTTCTCGCGGCAGGGATTGTGGTTAGGGAATCAAAGAGGTCCTTGAGGTCTTCCCTGATTCTAATCCTGCCGAACTGGAACAAAGGCTGCAGCCGCTTGATGCGCTGCTCCTTTACATTCCCCCCAGCCCATCCCTTCATGGGGCTGAGGTCTTCAATGTTGAAGAACACGCCGCGCCTGGCCATCTGATCCTTCACGCTAAACGCCAGACTCTTCCTCGTGTTCGTCTCCATCCCGAATCTCGGGTATGGATACTTCCCATAAATCCTGAAGCAGAGGTCCACGAATCCTGGTGTCTCTACTCGGATGCCCTCTGCCGTATCTACGTACCAAATCCCTGTCTCCTGATCCACGCCAACCGCTACGGCTGCGGTCAAGCAACTCCTTCTTTCGACACTCTCTGCGGGATCGACCGCGATGTACCAAATCAGTCTTCCCCAGATTTCCTTAATCTCTCTAGCACTGATCGCCGCAGCTTTGATGTCACTCGTCCTGAACCAGCAGCTAGAAGCATCGTAAGGGTTATTAAGGTACTGCGCTGCAAACTCTTGCTGACCCTTCTGGCGCAGCAGTTCATCCGCTTCAAGGTCGTTGAAAAACGCTGGGAAAATGTAGTCATTGTCCTCTCTTAGCTCCTTCAGTGTTACATCGAAATCACACCGACATTTGGGTACATGGTTGAAATCGGCCTCAAGACAGCGTGGATCACAAAAGAGTTCCATGATCCAGCCATATAAGTCCAGTGGGTGCCATCGGGTTCCAAGAATCCATAACTCGCGCCCTGGGTCGAGGAGATCCAACGAATCCTTAAAATAGGTAATGACCTTTTCGATCTGTTCAACATTCCCAACGTTTCTTCGTTCGACAAGATCATCATGGATTATCAGGTCGTAGTGCTGACTTGTTTGCACCGCGTCCAGCCCCGTCGTGCTGAAGGTCGGCTCTCTCAGGCTCCGATTCGTGCGAGAGAGGAGCGTCAGTTCAGCATCGTTGTTCTTGTGGTACTTCGCATTTGGTCCTGGTAGAAGATCCCCATAGAGTTCGATGAACTCGGGTGATCGCAAGTAGCCCTTGATAGCTCCCAGGAACCGCTTTGCGTTGTCCCACTTTGCCGAGGAGATCAGGACCCGAATATTCGGGTTGATGATCGCCCTCCGAAGAGGCTCCCCCTGAGAAAAGAGAGTAGACTTCAGGTGTTTCCTCGGCCAGAGAATGAGTTTCTTTCGCTTTCCCTCCTGCAACCAATTCAGCCCTTCCTCGTGTAGAGGAGCCAGGTTGTCTCTCCAGGCACCCTGACACAGAACGTACTTGTGGAAGCGGAATGGATCGGTGAGATAGTAGGAAGCCAGTTGCCTCCGCTTGATCTCTTTCTTCGCCGCTTCTCTGACTTCGCCCTGGTCAACGAACCTGTCGATGTCTTCCATTACACCAGTACATCCTCTACGTCGAAGCTCGTCACGGGGCCGAACAAGATCACTCCGCCTATAGTGACCTTCGCCTGCATCAGGTATTCGCCCGTCTGATCCAGGTCTCCTGCGATACTAAGGATGTGAATCTGTCCAGTTGGGGCATCATCCACGATTACAGCCGAATCTATCTTGGTCAGCACCGCACCGCTGGGTTTCCGCAACTTGACCTGCCTCGCCGTATAGCCCGTCCAGTCAATTCCAGTCGTCTGGGAGATCACCCGTCCTATCTCGCCTAAGTAAGCAATCATTACTTCTTCTCCCCGCTAATCACGAATCCTTGCTTTTCCAGGGTCTCCTGGTATGCCGCCTCGATGTCCCCCGCGACGGCGATCGGGATCATTTTCGTCAGCTTCGAATTTCTCCAGAGGAACAAAACACTCAGGGCCATTGCTAGACTCGCAGCGCCAAGTCCAATGATTAGAGCACCCACGGGTCCGAGTGTGGGGTAAAGAGAGACGATTGTGAGGCCAAAAACCCCAAAGAAGGAGACGAAGGCCGTTCCCGATAGGGACATTAACAGCCGGATCCAGGCTTGCATCTGTCCATTCTTGATCCAGCCGAGGATAAAATTCCCGATTACGTCTGCCAGGAACATATTTTCACGGCTTGGGTAGGTTTTTCAGGGCACCCACCGCAATCTCCACGGCACGGTTCAGAACTGCAGTACTC